TGCAGAAATGCACTCTAAGGCCATCGAAACCCGGTGGGGTTCCGTGGCATTTAGCTCTCGTGTGAGCAGACTGAGTCTGTTTACCCGTGGACGTGCCACAGGAATTGGGTCGGAAAATAGTACAGGCTTTCGCCTGTGAGGTCCGGAGTCGGGGTCGTCCCTCAAAACGACCACAAGGCTCCGGAAGCCTCAGAATAGCACATCGCTCTACTAGAGCGCCTACGCCCCCCCTCCTAGGGGGAAAGCGGGGTTGGGATGTGTTATTTCTGGACGGTCCATCACGTGAGTGGTGGGCTGGTAAGGACATGGTGTACCACGCCTCCGTCAGTACCATATTATGGGAACCCCTCCGGTAATCAGGAGGGCTATACGGGAGTGTAAGGGCACTATGATCTGGACATACCCGGTCCACTGGGACCCCGACCACTTTTAGGTGAGGGGATCCAGCGGTAGGAAGGGAGAGAGGGCGGCAAGGTCAGTAATGGCCCGCGTGACCCAACCTTAGAATAAATAGCATATATGAAAAAGTTTAATCATGTCCGCTATTTTTCGGTTATGACCCGGACTTTTGATCAGGTGCGCTTGGATTCGCACTCCAAGTCATTTGCGTCAAAGGTTGAAAAGGAAATATCGCGTTTCAATGGTGTGGTCACGAGAAATCGTGGCCGCTCATTGGTCGGCTGGATTGTTAACAATCTAGTCGGCGTGAGTGGAGGAGTAAGTGCAAGTAAAGTGCGTTTGGTGGCTTTGTTTTCATTCATGTGCTTTCGGATAGTGGCCGCTGAGGGTCGGAAGGGTCTTGTGCAGACTCTAAAGACTTCTCATGTCCTTATCCAACAAGCTGTGGGTGGTGATGTGGTCGGTGACCTAACATCACTTAAGAAGAGGGTCCGGCGCTCTAGATCTGGTCTCCCTAAATGGATTCCAGTTCAACAGCGTCAGGCCCTTCTTGCCGGTAATATAGGGACAGTGCGTTTCTGGACTACGTTGGTCGCCCTTTACAGGGTGATTGACTTTCCAGGCGCACTTAATTTGGATACGATTACTGCGGAGGGATTAGATATTCGCTTATCTGCTCGTCTTCAACGGGCACTAAATTCCGTAATTGGATATTTTTGGGACCACTGGGGTCCTATAGATAAGTTGAGAAACTTATGAAATTCGCAGCAATTTAAACCATTTCCGATTGGGAAATCATCCCCTTCAACAAGGGATGAGGACCTAGTCGGTCCCGGATGAATTTCATCTTCGGCGCACTCCGTTATGGGTGCGGCGAGGGCACTTATGGAGGATCCCCCTTCTTTGGGGGGTCCTATCTATGAGTCGTTTGACCGGTTCCTTTCGGGGCACCGGGATCGTGAAAATTTTCTAGGGCGTATCTGGACTCTCTGCGACTTGGCGAAGGGGGTGAAAACTACTCCCCCTTTTCTAGGTCGTTTGGGTACGAAAGATGAGCCTGCCGGTAAGGTCAGGGTATTTGCTATGGTGGATCCTTGGACCCAGTGGATTCTTCACCCCCTCCATTCTATTCTCTTCTCTGTGTTGAAACGTATCCGTGAGGATGCGACTTTTGACCAGGTTGGGAAGTTGGAGGTTGTGATGAAGGATATTATGGCGCGTGGGTACCGAAAGGCTAAAGCGTTTAGCTTTGACCTTTCTGCTGCTACTGACCGTTTACCGGTTAGTTTGCAGGTTCGTATTCTCGCACCACTGCTGGGCCAAGTGTCTGCTGAAGCGTGACGGGCTATTCTGGTTGAGCGTAATTACGTTCTCCCTGCCCAGGTGGACAGGGGGACTGTGATTCGTCCCTTCCAGATACTCCGCTACGCCGTCGGGCAACCGATGGGTGCCTTGTCTTCTTGAGCCATGTTGGCTGTTACTCACCATATTATCGTCCAATGGTCCTGGTTCCTTGTGTGCCAGGATCATGGATGAAAGTATAGCTGAGCAACGGATTATGTGGTTTTGGGAGATGATATCGTCATCTTCTCACCGTGATTGGCTGAGAAGTATTACGATGTTATGACACGTAAGCTTGGTGTAGGCATTGGTTTGGCGAAGTCTATCAGGGCGCGTAAGCGTCTTGTATTGGAGTTTGCCAAAAAGTACTGAGTAGATGGTGCTCGGGCCTTCATGCTCCCTGTGAGGGACGTGATCGTGGCTCAGCTATCTACGGCAGTGCTGTCAGAGTTCATTCGTAAGAATGACCTCGACTTTAATTCTTACCTACGTTTGCGTGGTCTTGGGTACCGTGCTCGTTCTAGAGCCGGTGCCCGTCTTTGAAAACTGCCATCCAGACTTCGTGTATATATTGTTATGTATATGCACGACCAGCTGGAGTGGAAGGATTGGATCTCGATGAAGTCGCGATCTAGTTCTTATCCTTGATCCCGGTCTGCCATGGTTCGCCTGTGTGAGCGTCTGATGTTGATCAGGCGCTCCCGCATGGTACCCATGTTAGATCGGGCCCAGGAGAAATTCTGGTGATCGACCCGGAAGAATTGAGCGTGGGGGCATTATGGTCATGGTGTGATGTCTCTAGCTGGAGACACACCCATGTTCCCTGATACTCTGCGTGAAATTGAGGAACGGTCGAGAGGAGGAAAGGAGGATACTGAGCCTGGAGGGTTTAAGTCGTTTGATGAGTCGGGGCGCTGGATTTCTCGGGTTCCGTCGGTTTACACTGACGTGCCTGAGTTCCTGCGCTTCTTCTCTCCAACGGCGGAGACCTGAGAGGATCTCACTAATGACGAGCTGATGCGTGTCATTGAGGACATGTATTCGGAGCATAAGAAGTGAGAGGAGCAACACTCCCCGTATCTTTCTCCACTTAGCTGGTTGACCCAGCGTAGGGGTGAAGACAAGCGGTGAACCCGTTTTATTCGTCTCTATTCGGACTGGGTGGCCTTTAATCGTTGCTTCGTTCAGGCTGTTAACCTGAACGAGCATACACTTATTTGCCTTCCTCCAGAGCGTGCAGAGATGCCGTTGGAACCATCCTACGTTAGGGGTGGTTCTCCCGGTATCGGTTTCTCCGCTTGGATTCCTTCCAAGTGGAATCGATTCGTGGTCTGACTTCGCTATGCTCGGTCAGTCGCGTCTCGGTTGTGATTTTGGTTTGAAGTAGGGGCGCTAGGGACTATGGTACTAATCATACTGTGGTTTCTGGCCCATATCTGCTCGGGATCCTCAGATCCCGTATCCGGCTTACATGCCGGATCTGATCTCCCTGTATCCCTCCCCATCCATGGGGGGGATCCAGGTGAGGTCTGCGGAGGTGGGACAACGTTGACCTTGTTGGTTTTATCGGTGGTGTTGCAAGTGGTGTGATTTGGTATGTGCGCCGACCTTCCGTCGGTCGCTATCGAATTTGCTCATTTGGAACCTGCTATGGTAGAATCAGTCAAGGGGCTAATGGGTGCTGTGGACTATACGTCTATGGTGTCTATTATGAGGGATCATGCGTCTTTCGAAAATGAAATGATGGATGTGACTCTTCGTTCTCCTATCCTGGCCCATGGTTATAACGAACTATGGTAGAATATGGAGCCCCGCTTCAGGCTTAATTGCAAGCTGCATGGCTTGCTAGAAATCCCAAAAGGATTGTCTAGTAAGATTTTCGAACCGAG